TTACGAGGTTACAGGTTTTGATAATGACAAATATCCTATTACAGTTACCATGTATAGAACAAAAGCTTGGTTAAAAAGAATTAAACCAGAGTTTAATTTAAAACAGATTAAAAAACAACTTATTGAAGACTTACGTAATTTATCTCCAAAAGTTTCAAAAATTAAAAGAGAAAGACCTAATGATAGAAATGATTTACATCTTTTAGAGATATCAGCATTTGATCTTCATATTGGTAAAATTGGCATCAAAGGAGATGAATATAGTTTAGACATAGCCGAGAAACGGCTTTTTAAGGCCATAGATCATCTTTTATACAGAGCGCAAGGATATTACATAGATAAGATACTTTTTATCGTAGGACACGATTTATTAAATTCTGATGGAGATTGGCCTATACCAGCAACAACTAAAGGAACCCCACAATTTAATAGTGCTTATCATATAGACATGTATAGAACAGCACGTAAGTTAATGATTAAAGCTATTGATAAATTATCTGAAATAGCAGATGTTCATGTAATGGTAATCCCAGGAAATCATGATAGAGAATCAGTTATGCATTTAGGAGATTGTCTACAATTATATTATGAAAACAATGAAAATATAAAGATTGATAATAATGATTGTTTAATGAAAGCAATACCTTATGGTAACAATTTAATTATATCTGATCATGGTGATGGCCCTAAAACTAACGATCTTCCTGGTATAATTTCTCAAAGATTTAAAAATATGTGGAGTGATGTTGATTATGTAGAAGTACATAGAGGTCATTATCATACTAATAAAGCCACAAAGTTACAGGCTATAGAAGAACTTAACGGAATAACTGTTAGAAATTTATCCTCTATGTCTGCAACTGATTACTGGCATGATTCAAAAGGATTCATAGGTAATATCAAAAAAGCTCAAGCTTTTATTTATAGTAGACAAAATGGTTTACAAGGAATACTTAATTATAACATAGCTATATGAAAGTATTTGCAGATAAAAAAGTAATAGATAAAAGATGGCAAACATGTGCTAAATGTGAACATTTAACTAGTTTTACAAAACAATGTAAAAAATGTGGTTGTTTTATGAAATTAAAAACAAAAATAAAGAATGTTTCTTGCCCAGACAAACCTCCTAGATGGTAATTTTGAAGGCTATATAACAATAATAGTATTTATCATTTAGGTTTACTAACTATTTCGTATAACCTTATCATTCTCTAGTATTTTAATTAAAGCATTTTTATTATGCAGAGGTCTGGCATTTTTACCTTTATGTAAATTGGAAGAATAATATTCAGAAGGTTTATAGATTTGTTTAACTTCTTCAATCAATCCCTTTTTAGTATATTTAACGATCCAACGTGTATCTATATGATTTTTACTTCGTTTTAAAAACTCTAAATAACTCATGGATTTTTCTTGAAAATTTATTGCCAGTTATAAGGCAAATATAAGTATTTTTTTCTAGGAAAAATCTTCTTTTACAGTTTTTATTATGAAGGCCTAAGAGGTGAATTAAATGCTTAAATTTCTTACTAATAAGCTTCGTAATCATCGTTTTCGTAGGTATTTATATAAGTATCTAATAGTTTACTTTTTGAATCTAATTCTTTTGTTAGTTTGTTTTCATGTTTAGCCATAAGACAAAACATCCAAAAAGCACCAAAAAATAATCCTATGCTTAATGAAATAAAAATTGATAAGAGTGGTTGTACTGTATTTATATATTCCATTATTTTATTTTTTTATTTTTAATTGAAATTTTTTTATGTATTTCTTCAATATCATAATGTATAGCCAGTTCTTCTAAACAAACCATAACATCTGCAATTTCATTAATAATATCTTTTTCAAGATCTTTTCCTGGTTTGTTTATGTACTGCATTAATACTGTTGCTAATTCACAACATTCTTCTATTGTTTCTTTAATTATCTTCTCTTTCATATTGTTCTAATTCAAATTCTAAATGAGCTATTGCTTTTTTAATACACTCTATTGGTGTGTCGTGTTTCTTCTCTGCTCTTAATAAATAAGTTACTGCAGTTCCAATATTATAAGATAAGTCAAAATCCTCTATAACTTTTCTAGCTTCATATTTATGATATTTTCCTATATAATAAGAAGGTATTCTTTTATCTCCTGTAGTATCTGAAATATATCCATTTCTATCTACCTCAAAATAATATTTAGAATGTTTATTTTCCTTGTCCACGATATTTCTTTTTATAAGAATTTTGACCACGGGAGGCATTCTTAGAATGCACTCCTGGTCTTTTCTTTTGTGGATTAGCTCTGTGTACAAAATGTTTTATTGTCATTAGTCTAGTTTAGTTTTAAAATGATCAATTATTTTATTCATTTGTCTTTTGTAGAATAAATCAAAATCTACATATTCCATCTCCCCATTACCATTCATGGTTTTAGGTTGTGTTTTTTCCCAGATTTTATAAAGCACACCCCTCATTCTTTGACTAGGAGTTTTTTCACTAAATTCTGCATTAGTTGTTGCTTTCTCAACTGCATCTATCTGATCTTGATTAATAGTGTTAGTTGATATTAATACGTAACCTGTTTTTTTGACTAGGCTAAATACATTAACCATAGTGTCAAAAGATAATTCGGGAGTACCTATGTAAATACGTAGGCTCCCGTCTGCTAAGGTACTAACTTTATCAATACCTCCTTCAAATATTACTGAATTTTTCATAATATATCGTCATTCATTATGTGAATAGTTCGTTCTGAATCTTTATCAAGATAATCAAAACCTTCTCCTGGCCAATAATCATTATCGGTACAGTATTTATAAACTTCTAAATCTCTATTATAGAGTTCTCTTCCCTTATCTAACAGTTCATCTCCAATTTGTATAATATTTATGCTAAATGGAGGATTCTTCTCTATTGCTACAATATAGAACTCCTGAGCGCCTACAGCGTCTAAATAGAATGCAGCCTGCTTATAGTACCTAAACTTCCTTACAGAGCTTGCAAATCCATTATAGCTACTATCTTGTGTTGTTTTAAGATCTACTATAATACCTGAATCTTCTCTATAAATATCAAGCATTCCCTTACAGTTTATATCATATTCTTCATTGTTCCAAACAATGATACGTTCTTTAACGCCTCTACTTATTAAAGTTTTAGCATCAGAATCTCTCATTAGTTTATCTGTCATCTGTTCTATAAGATGATAGTCTTTTTCTGATACAACAGTTTTCAACATATTAGATTTAACAAATTCTGCATAGTCTGCTTTACCTTGTTTAGTACGTTTATCAAACTTAGGAAATATAGCATAGTTTTTATTAAATTCTTGTGGTTGTAATACATTCATGTGAAATGCTGATCCAAATTTCATAGCTGGTGTAGCCCTTTGAGGATTATCCATCATGAATCTAAAGTATTCTGGTGATTTACCAGTTAGATTGTTCAACATACTATTAGATACATAATCTGTATTTTGATAGTAGTTGTCGTGAGTTAAATTGTGTTTTAATATTTTCATAATAATAAATAGTAAATATAGCACCAACCCCCCCTATCAGAGGAGTTAGTGCAATCAAAAACAAAGTACTATGAAACTACGAACGAGAAAGTAATACAAAAATAAACTATTTTTTTGACTCCTCATCATGTTCCTCCATTCTTTTTAAGATTTTCTCTGCTTCTGGTATTCTAAGAACATATTCATGTAATGCTTCTTCAAATCCAGTCTTATCTTTTGTCTTTCTCTTTTTATATGATTTATGATTCCATGTCAAAAGAGCAATTTCATGTGAATGTAATGCATCTGCTAAAGATTTTATAGTATTAGCTATAGTTTTATCTACTTTATAATCTTTCCCTAGAACCTTTATAGTCTCTTTTTTCTTAGCTGTTTTTCTTTTCATTTTTATTTATTTAATATGTTAACTTGATCTTTTAGATATTTAATTTCTTCTTTAAGTTTTTTACTTTTTCTCTTTTCGTCAATAAGAGAATCATGTCTTAATGCATTTTCAGCTGTTATAATTTCTAACAATGTTTGAATTGTATTGTCAACAGTATGTATTCTGAATATGAATTCTCTTTTAATATCTTTAAAAATTTCTTTGTAGTCTTCATATCCTATTTTAATATCTTGTTTATGTTTAGTATTATTAGCTAATACTGTTGCATGATCTCGGTTAAATACCTTTCCTATTTGTGACGATGTCATATCTTGATTTGTAAGCAAATACATAAATGCTCTTCTTTGCATTACATAATTTCTTTTTCTAGATTTAGATTTAAGATTGTTATAATTAATATCTAATCTTCTAGAAACTCTTTCAATTAAATTTATTGCTTCATCTATTGTCATAATACTTTTATTATTACTCCTGGTTTTTCTTTATTGTATTCGTATCGCTCAAAATGAGGCACAATACAAACACAATTATCATCTTGAATATAATCATACTTTACCATTAAGTCTTGCACTGTCTGTGCTGGGTTAATATAATCAAACTTTCTTCTACTATTTCTGATAAATTTAAAGCTTATATCTAGTGGTAAATCCTTTCCTTCTATCATCTCTATAAATTTATCTCTATTATCTAAATAGTCTTCTTTACTTTCTTTAATATATCTCATAACTGTCTTGGAATGAATTAGATACTTACCTGTCCATCTCTTACCATTCTTGGAAGATGGAACATTCCCTGCTATGAAAATTGTATCCATTTTGCAAAGATAATAAAAAAATAGAGAGTTGCGCCCTTTGGAATAAAGCTCCCTAGTATGTCAGCATACTATCTCTTTTTATTCTCTAGGGATTTGTTATCTCTCTATTTCTCATATCCTTCTAAAATGGTAATGAATCGTCTATTTCAGTATTAGAATTCACTATGTCATTTGCTTTTGTCCAGTCTGAATGTCTTCTTCTGAATTCCTCCATATCTACTTCCTTTAATATCTGATTCATACTGTTATTGTAGGTGCATTTCTCACCTTCTTTCGCTGACCATCTATATTTTGTAGCTTCTCTAATTACAGGCTCTTGTGTATCTCTGTTAACACCTATATATTCTTCCGATATAAATGTAATCATTAGAGATTTACCAACAGCATCATTCATGGCTTTGCTATCATCTTTAAAATCTTTAACTCCTGCGTTTACTAGAAATTCTTTCATTTGTTTCTTTTTCCATTCTTGTGTGGATGGTTTATCTGTTTGTTTTACAGCCCAGAATCTACATCTACCTATCCTACCATTACTAGTAACAGCATATTGTATAAATGGAGATCCCTTATACTCATCTAATTGATCTGATGTGGTTATTCCTGTAATTTTACATTCATACGCTCCTGGAGTAATGTATTCTACTTTTTCTCCTTTAGCTCTTTGTGTTGTTGTGACATCTAAGTCAAATGGTAATACTTTCATTATTTATTATTTTTAAGTTTCCAATTAATATATTTTGTTAATGTATCTCCATCAAATATAATTTTATCTTTCTCTGGAGCATATGGATAGTCTTTACCTTTCCATTGTTTTGTTTGTAGAGTTTGTATTGGTAATCTATATAAGAATCTACCTATACCCCATGATACACATGCACGTTTAAATGCATCTGATACATGGCCTTTATCTTTTTCCACTTTAGATTCTGAACCTGTGTCTGATTTCCATACCCAACATTCTCCCACAAATATTCCTACTTTGCAGAATAATAGTCCATTCTCTTCGTAGAACATACTTTGCCAATTTTCTGGACCTACTACTTCATCTAATAGATCTTGACAATCTCTAGCGTCTATATATGCTACACAAGTTGTTTTTCCATACTTAGTAGATTGAACTCTCCATTTATATGGTAGTTCTTTCTTTAAATCTTCTAAGTTCATTTTTTCTTTGTTTTTAATTTACTTATAGTTTCTTTAATTTTCTTTGCTATTCTAACTGCTA